TGTACAACCTTTTGGATCTGAGCGATTGCCGCTCTAGTCAGCAGGAATGGTTTTTCAAAAGCCATAGCACTATGCCTCGTAGCAAATAACTCGAACCTTACACGCAGCCGTATTTGCTTTCATGTATATCGTAGCACCAGGTTCAAGTCGAATTGTGTGAGGCATATCACTCGGCTTTAAGCGACCCACGTAAACTCCTGCTGATCCTCCCCATTGCACATAATTTGTCGTGTCTAAGTTATAGAACACCGCGACCCCCAATGTGGTGATGTCCGTAAATACAAGCGTTTCTTCAGTCGTGCCGATGACCACAATGATATCACGACCGCCTTGAGCGACTTGAGTGATCTGCGTGCTTGAATCAAAACGAGTTGTGAATTTTCCGTTTACGCATGACGTGTTGATATTAACTGTGATTTCATTAGCCATAATCGAATTGCTTTCTTATGGGATAAACGGAAGAAGTGAAAAATCTAGCAACTCATAAACTCGATAGTTTCGCTCTAGCAACGGGAGATTTGCCGCAAGCCTTACACCGTTAATATCTAGTCCTATCGGAGCTGCTATTGGTATAGCATTGCCATCCTGATCTGGATCTGTCATCGCCTGTGGCGCGCCAGCCACGAGTTCCCGAAATCCCACATTCAAAATGCTTAAATCAGTTGATGTTGCGACATCGACAAACTTCGGCCCTAGGTTAATTTCGATGACAATTGTCGTCGTATTGAAACGGAATTGGTTTCTGAACTGTGGCCCTGAAATAGATATGGAGCGTATTCGTGCTTGCCGCTCCTCAACCATTAAGCCGTCGATAGTAAAATTGTTTTCGTTAACCCTATTAACCCATGTTTTAACAGCGTTGATTCCCAAACGCTTATTAGTGGTGATCGTCGCCACCCACAGACTGTCGTCTTTTACAGCAGCAGGATCGAATGGATCACCGGCAGTATTTACTATCGGTATTCTTGCACCAGCGTTATTAAGGAACCCTGTGGTGGCTAAAACCTGATATTGCTCACTTGACCATGAAACACCATCAGTGTCATTTTCAGGGTTTTGTTCTTTGACTGGGTCTGGTGCGTTAGGATTGCTACCACCGCCAGATTGATCACCAGAACTATCGTTTGTTTTGTACTGTGCTGTATAAACCCAGCCTCGCCACGGATCAGTACATTTGATGTCTACTAAATGACAATAAGCTCTGAAATCCGATGGATGTACATCTCCAATGAGCGGCAGTCCAGCAACACTGCCAGCAGCGTAGGCATCATCTAAGATATCATCAGTGTCAACCTTGAAGGCCCGAGTATATGAGCGTTTGCCCATATCATTAACGCCGTCGCGACTTCCAGGGATTTCGCCCAATAACGTCACTGTCATCTGCTCATCCTGTATTAAGCAACTGCGCCGATAGGAATGAATTCAACCTGCGGAGGTCGATTTGCAATCCTAGCAAGATGCTGATTTGCTAGGTTTCCGTTTTGCCTGATTGCAACCCACACTGCTTGCTGGCCTTGGCCTTGATCTCTTAAAAACTGCTGAACCTTAAGCGTGTGCGCTTCTGTTGATCCTTTGACGGCTGCACCTGCTACCTGCGGCTTCCACGCTAAAAGTATATTCTTTTTTCGTAAGGCATCGTTGAATTTCAGTTGCAGCCTTAGATTTTCAACAATTGCAGGATCAGCACCAGCATCGATCATTCTTTGCAGCATTAAACTTCTTTCGGTTTCAAACCCCATCAGAATCAGAGTTTGATCTTGCGCTGCACGCAAAGCAGTATTGACTTCCTCCATTGCTTTTTTGCGTTTCTCCAATTCGTCAGTCATTCGCATTGCTAGTTCTAAAGCGATAGCTTCATCTTCCGTTACGCCTCCAGTGGCCCGCAACCGTGCTATCATTTGTTCTCTTTCGGTCTCTATGCCTAATAGAACTCTGTTTTTGTCTAATGTTTCCTGTAGAGTTTTTTTGTACTCATCAGCCCCAGCCTTTTGTTTTTCCAACACTTCATTCTGTGCAAGCATGTTCCTTAAGGCATCAACATTCAAATCAGGCACAGCGGCTATCATTCGTTCAATCATTAACTGATCTTCTGTTGCGCCATTCAAAATTCTTTGGTTATCAGTCGCCTCTTGCAAAGCATTTTTGTATTCCTCCTCTGTTTTGTTTCGTCTTTCTAACGCATCATTATTTTCAAGTGTTTGCCTTAATCTTTCTTGGTTTTCTGGAGACACGCCAGCATCGTGCATTTCACGAAGCATGATGCTTCTTTCAGTTTCAATCCCCAGAAGAATCAGTTCTTCTTGTCGTGCCTCTCGCAACTTTTCATTGAAGTCAGTCAAGAGTCTTGCATAACCCTCCATGGCTTTCGCTCTATCGCTTGGAAGCATATCTGTTTCTTCAAGCAGCGTTTTACCGAACACATCGATTAGCTCGCGATGCGCTTGTGCGACACCTATTTCGCTAAGACGCATCTTTTCAAGTATTTTTTCCGCTTCTATCAACGCATCGCTTTTGATTTCCAAGTCCGGCACAATGTCGCCAAATTCATTTAGGCTTTCACGATAGTGCATTACGCTGCGAATGGCATCACCGTATTCTTCAACGGTAATTTTATTTTGTGCTAATCGCTGACTTAACTCTTGGCTTGTGATACCAAGTTGTTGTTGCATCGTCGTAAAAATACTAACTTGAGAACCATGTGACTTTAGTATTTTTTCTCCCTCAGTCATCATTTCATTGATTTTGTTTTGAGCCGCAGTGATCTCAATGTTTCCTGTGCCTGCGTCATATTTAGCCCCGAACATCGCAGCAGTATTGAATCTAGCTGCTTCTAATGAAACTTGACTTAATGCGTTTCTGAATTGCTCCACACTTAATTTTCCATCGTAAACATGTTGACTTAACTGTGTGAAATTCATTCCAAGCTGATTTGCTAAAATAGCAAATATGTTGATACCAGAACCTGTTTCTGTTAACTGTTTTTGAATCGCATTTAAGTCTTCTGCGAATACATTTCCGCTTACCTTAGCCGATAAAAACGCAGTCACTAAAGAGTCAAACACTTTGACATTACCACCGGATGCGCTTGATAACTGTTGAACAATTTTTGTTGTGTCTCTTGTCGCAATTCCAGCGGCTACTAATGCTTCTGCGGCATCGATCCAATGCTGACTCCAGTTTTCTACAGCACCGCCCGACATTCCCAGTAAAGCATTAAGCCTTTCTTCTTCGATTTGTGCTTTTTTCATCGCCTCAGTTGCTTCTGCCAAGGCATCTTCAAAATACCACCATGCGCCAATAGCGGCAAGCAGTCCCGCAGGCACAGCAACAGCAAGCATGATACCCAACTCAACGGCAGCGGCTCCCGCCACGATAGCCAACGCAGAAACAGCGGAGGCGACAACACCTATAGCAATCGCGATGCCCACAAATAGAGCCGCAATTAAAGCGAATGCACTCCACTCGAAAATCATTTTTTTCGTCGCTTCACTCAACGAGTCTATTTTTTTGACCATTGAGTTTATGAAATACAAAACCTTAGTAATGCCTGGCAATAAAATTGCGCCGATTTCACGTCCTATCAATTGAAGGTTTTCTTTGAACTCAAGCCACTGGCCCATCAACGTCATGTTGATTTTTTGTGTTGCTCCATAAAAACGTCCTCCTTGTGTGGTCGCATCTCTGAATGCTTGAGTCACTTCACGCACTGTTATCTTGCCTGCCTCCATCCTGAATCGCAATTGCTGTAGACTTTCGCCTGTTCTTAGCGAAATATAAAACAGAGGATTCATGCCTGCGTTTACCATCTGCAACAGGTCTTGCCCCATGAGCCTTCCTGACGCGGACATTTGACCGAAAGCAATACTCATTCGGTGAAATTTATCAGCATCTCCGAGCGCAACGTCACCTATTATTTTTACGAGTTCTGTTGTCTTACTAAGAGAAACACCGAACTGACCAAGGATTTTTGCTGAGTCTAAAAAGTCCTGAGCACCAAACGGGCTTTCAAGACCCAGTTTATAAAGCTCCTCAATCATGCCCTTAGCTTCAGAAGCAGATCCAGTAAGAACTGCTAATTGCGTAGACACTAATTCGAACTCTGCTGCAAGTCTTACCGCCTCACTTAAGCCTTCAAAGACGTTTAAGACTACTTTGAGTGCTGCTGCTTTCAGTGCAAACTTATTTAACGCACTTTCTGCGCCAGCCATACCAGAAATAAAGTTGCTGCTATTTGCATTCAGGTTGACTGCCAGTGCGCCAACGTAGCTTGCCATCTTATTTCCCTGTCGTTGCTGCTGCCTGCTGTAATGCCGCTGTAATCAAGACGGAAGATTGTTTTACAGTGTTATCCTGATCACGCTGTTCTACCCACGGCGTGAAATCTGCTGCCTTCATATCGCAGCCTAAATACGTTGCGATAATCTCACCGATGATGCTTAACACATAAGTCACTGATCTTGAACCAATCGGTTCTATTAGATCCTTGGCGTGCCATTCATCAAACTGTTGCGGAGTCATTTCGTTTAACATCGCATCAACATCGATTGTATGCGCAACGTTTTCAGCGAGACGCATCGCCGTCATTCGGCGGGCGTCTCCACGGAGTTTTTTATCGTCTCCTCAATATCCTGCTTTGACATTCCACTGAGACGCTGGCAGGCATCGACAATTCGCTCCATCAATGACGCAGACTTCTTGCCTAACGCAATAACATCTGCCTCAGTAAATATCTGCTTGCCGTCGTCATCTCGGCAGCAGGCCACGACCAAACGCTGGCGAAACTCGATGAGCTTCTCATCGTTTGTTTTGCCGCCTTTACTCATAAATCCTTTTTCGTATTTGCTGCGATCTCCTGCTGTCATCCCGTGAACTGGGATAACGGCTCCTTCACCGAACTCGGGGATCGGAACATCCTCACGCGGCATTAGGTTTTGGGTATTAAGAAAAACATCTCTACTAATTACTAAGCGAGTCATTTTCTACTGAACTTTCCTTAAGGTTTATTTTTACATATCGTCATCAGAGTCTTCGTCTTCATTGTCCATCTCGCCATCTCTGTACTTCTGGCGATCCGATGGATCTATGCACTGCGCAAGCATCTCTCGTGAAACCAACACGGCCTCACGACCAACCTTCCAGTTTTTACACACTTCTTCGGCCTCAGCGTCGGCTGGCTCTGCATCGCCGTTTTCGACCAGCAGTTTCCCGCCGACCTTATCGACTTCCATGACCGCTCCAAGCGGCCACCACAGCAATCCCCGCTCGTCGGTAATGACTTGCGGATCGTCCACATACGCCGCAGCGACATTTAAGTCGCTGCGGATCAATTTAATTTTCATTGTTTTTCCTTATGGGTATGTCATCAGGCCAGTGATTTTCAGCTTTACGTCTAACTTCAATCCATCATTCATTGCGCCAGTAAAACCAATACCAACTGAACACGAAGTAAATACATTCGTGGTTGGCGCAGTATCTGTCGTAGTGACATTCCACACGCAATCCGCTGGAGTTGCGATAAAAGCCGTAATTGCTTTGTGTCCAGCCAATGCTGGATCATAAAAAGCTGTGAAGTTGAAATTTCCGCCTTCTGAATACCCAGTTTGCGAGTATGTTTTTCCAGCACCACTTGTATCGATCGTAGTCGAGTCGTAGTCTTCTGTCTGTGCTCCGTCATGCGAAAAGTCGATGATTTGTGCAACCGCTGTTAAAACGGATGAAATCGTTTGTTTAATTACTGTGCCTTTTACTTTTACTTTAGCCATTGAACTGTGCTCCTTTAAGCAATGTTGAACTGAACATCTAAATCTAGCGTCACCACATGCACACCTACGTCTGAGCCATCGTCAGGAGGCTCATAACTATCACTTTCATCGTTCATAATTACCGCACCAATCGTGAAGTTTCCTGCGGCTCCAGTGTAATCTTGAATAAATGTTCTGACTGCATTTCCTAGCGACTCAGCCTGTACTGATGTTTTTGACTTGCAATCGATATCGAACGTGATGAACCTCAGTTTTCCACTTGCACCATCCAGCGATGCGTTTTCTTGTGAACTCATTTGCGTGATGATCACATACGGAAACACTGCTTTCTGTGGTGCTTTAGTGACGTAGACTCGCGTACCGCAAATAGCAGTTATAGTTGCCTCTGTTGATAATAATGCGACCAGACCGCTTTTCATTTATATGCTTCTTTTAGCATTTGTTTTCGCGCGCCTACAGCAAAAGCAGTAGTTAGTAATGATTTGCTAGACATTACATGTCTAATAACAAAAGCAGGCATCGTTGATTTCATGCGTCCAACGTATAACCGATTTCCCTTAATGCCCCATCCGTTATTAACATATCTCTTCTTCGTCCCTAAGATCGGCCAGTGCAAATTCTCTGCACCAATACCACTGCCTTTTTTACCAGCCGCTTTGCGTTCTAGCCTTCTTGCCGTACCAAGTGCTTGGGTATATGCGTTTTTTTTTCCGACTTTAACTCCTACTTTGAGAATCGATTTAAGGGTAAATCTTGCCTTGAATTTCCCGAATGAATAGCCTATTCCTTTTCGTGCTTGCTTGAACTTTGCTGGGATATTTCGTTTCAGGATCTTTACTGTTTGCTGACCTTCTGCTCGTAGACCTGCTTTTATAATGCGTGTAAGTTTCGGCCCTTTGAACTCACGAATTCGATTGCGAAGTACCGCTAATTGTCTTGGATCGATTACAACCTGAATCTTGATAGCCATCACACCGCTCGCTTAGTCTGAATCTCAATTTCTCTGTGATTCAGATCAATGTCAATCACACTCAGGATCTCATAGGTGACACCCTCAGAGACTAATCGCATTGCTGTCGTAGCGTTTGCCAACTCTGACGAATACTGTGCTTTCCAGACATGCGAGACATCTGCGTTGACTTGATTCACCTTCCAAAACTCACGACCACCTTTCGACATAACGCTCGCGAACGTTCGAACATAAGTTCCCCAATTGCTGCCCGTCGTAATATCCACGGCCCCGTGAGCATCAACAGTCGTGCCTGTAATGCTCTGGATCGTGATTGACTTGTTCATCGAGGAAATGCACGCAGCCATCAGTTCACCTTGTGATAACCAGTCCACTGCAAACCACTGATCAACCGCTGATAATTATCTGAACTGCCACCGCACCCGCCATACAGGATCTTGGCGTATTCCACGATTGCCAATTTAGCTTGCGGAGGCACGCTGGCAGCCGTCGCTCCATAGCCAGCCACGAACGTGATAGCCACTGCGTTCGGTGTGTTCTGTTCTGTGTATTCGACTTGCTCGTTTGTGTCTAAAACAATCCTTGGTGGCGTACTAATCAGATCCGTCGTATAGCGGCTGGCAGCGTAGGTTGTTGTCACTCCATTTAGATCAACATATACAATGCTTGTAATGCTGCTGATTGGAGCCAGACGCAGTTCGATTTCCCGTACCCACTGAAAGGCGTCTAGGTATCCGATCACGGTCTGTGTAACCAAACGCCGATACGTGTCGGCCTCGACCTGCTTGCGGGCTGTCGTCAAGATCAGCGACAGCTCCGCGTCAAAGTCACATGTTGATCCTATTCGCAATCGATCCTTGAGATTCTCTAGCGTGATCGGTTCGACTGTCGGTTCGACTGTTGTTTTGAAGGTGCGGCAAATGTTTTTGCGGCTTCGCTCATAGTGACTGGCGGATTGGTATTGGAAAGCCATTTTGCATATCCGTTAGCTACGAGTGTGGCCATCATTCCCTGACCAAAAGTATCGTTTCGTGTGCCGACTGCTCTGCCGTGCCAGCCTCGAATAAATTCAATCATCATATGTGATTGCCTTAAAAAACAGGCACTGCAAGTTGCCTTACAGTGCCTGTTGAACGCATCAACTAAGCACGAAGCACTTCGTTCGCACCGATATCAGAAATGCTCTTTGGAGTCTGAGATGCTCGTGAAAGAATCCCAAGGATCGTCACGAATCCTCCAACAGTGCCATCGCCCATCGTTGCCGTCACGTCGATGAAACGCTTGCGGCCGCGAAGATCAATGTCCGCAATCTGAAACGTGTTGTCGTCCGTCGCAGAAGGCAGTGCCGAAGTCGATCCGTCGATATTCGTGCTCGTGCCCCAAACCAGACCAGTCACGGCTGCATGGCCAGACCCTGTCGTGTCTGACTCAGTGATCGTCAATGCTGTCATAGCGATGTCGGTTGCACCAAGATAGACAACAACCGTCATGTGATTGAAGCCATTGGTGTCAATTTCCGCTGTTGTGAAACTTGCGTTATCAACGATTGCGGCTGGTGGTGTGATGCTGACGTATTTAACCAAACGTGCAGGGATCATTATTGGATCTCCTAAAAACTGTGCTGGAAAATAGCGAGGCGACGAATGCCGCCTCGCATCACTCAAACCTAGGCAGTTGCAAGAGCCACGACTGGCCCTGCAACCGTGTTGCTACCAATGCTGTGAACATTGATGTCAATACGCTGTGAGGACTTTACGGCGATCAGATCATTGGTGAACAGGCTCACTGAATCGACGTATGCTTCCTTGGAAAACTCCAAAGTCATCTTGCGACGATCACCAAACGAAGTCGATAGGTCAAAACGGCCTAACATGACCATGATTCCGCTCGTTGCTGTTGCGATTGGCATTACCTGTGAGAACATCACAGGAATGCCTTGAAACATCGGACGGCGGAAGCCTTCTTGCAACTCAGTTCCAGTCACGCCACCGGCTGCGTTAAGCAGTGGAACCATGACCTGATAGTAGAACTGGCTGGAACACAGGAACTTCATTCCCTGCTGTGCGTAAACTGGAACAACACTGATCAGTGTCGTAATGTCAGTGATTACGATTGCTCCCCAGGTTGTGCCAGTCGCATCACGATAGCCAGGAGCCGTGCCAATCGTGGTTGTCGCAAACTGCGATTTCAAGCCACGAATGTGACCATAGGTCGAAGTCCCGTCGCCGTCAATCAGACACTGATCTTCTTTCAAGGCACTTGCGTATGCCATTTCAGAAGCCAACGTGCTGCCAAAATCGATCACAGCATCTTCGGACAACTCGCTGGAGTATGTCGAAAGAACTGTCATTTTCTTAGCAGTCAGTCGAACCTGATCATGCACTAAGCTGCTGCTGGTTGCCGCTGACCCTTCGCCCGTGAAATAGGCTGTCAGGCCGCTGCTCCATCGTGGATCTGTCCGAGTGTCTGAAGACATCGGAAGAACTTTGCACAACTGGCGAGCGACACCAAATTCTTCACGCAGGCGAATTAAATCTGTACCGAATTCCTCAGGCACAAACAAACCAGATCCAGTGCTGTCGCCAGCACCTTCAAGATGCGTAGCATTCATAATGCCGTTCTCACGGCAAAACTTCGTGCTGTTTTCAAATCGGTAAGTTCCCGGCATATCGACTGACGCTTTAGCCAGCGCGTACTGGCCAAAACGATATGCTTTCTCTTCAGCCGTGTAGCCTCCAGAATTCGCATTCTTGTCATCAATGAACGCCGTTACTTTAGAGTGCCGACGTGCCGTTGCTGGAATAGTCCAGCGTTCTTTGGTTTGACCAGGTGGCATGGCCGACATGCCTGAGCCACGATTGACGATACCTGCGATGGCGGCATCAATCGGAGCCTTGCGTTGTGCGTCTAGGCGAGCCGCTGCCGCTGCCATCTGGCTGTCTTGTTCAGCCAAGGCAGAAATCTGGTTGCCAAGATCATCGACCAGTGCCAGCTTCTGATCAATGTCAGCAGTCTCGGCTGGTGTTAAGCTTTCGTTTTTGCCTGCTGCAAGCAAGGCATCAGCCGCTTCAATCGCAGCGTGTCGCTGATTTTGAAGATCGGTCATTTTCTCGGTGCGTTTCATGTGAGTCCCTCATTGGCCAGGACTAACGCAAAACGCCAGTCGCTGGCAGGTTTTCGTAATTGAAAAACTGCAAACGACTGGCGTGAAACTTATCACTCAGATCGCATTTTGCCGCGTCTATCTCACTTGAGATTCTGCGACTGAAGATCAAACAGTAATTTACTTCATCTGCATTGTCAACCTGTGTTTCGCAATTCGATACGCCAGCATCCCCGTCAATCGTTCGCGATCTTGGTTTTTTGCTGCTGTTTTCTTGTTGTTTCCAATTGGAATTACTTCGTCCACAAATCCAATTTCTAAGGCTTGTGCTGCTGTGTACTTCGTGCCGTCGCCTTTATCGCCAAGCATAGCTGCGGCAATATATTCATAAGGTTTTTTTGTCTTAGCCGCATACGTTGCGACCGCCGCTTCGTTAAATTGTTGCAGCCACTCGATGCTATCTTGCAGATCCGCAATGTGTCCGAACGCAAACGATAGCCCTTCGTGGATCTGGTAGGTAGCGTTGGCATAACACTTCACCGTGTCGCATCCGATCACGGCCAGACTTGCAGCAGACGCTGCCAGTCCCTCAATAATGCCAGTCGTCGGCCCATCATGTGCCGCCAGTGCGTTATGAATAGCAAGCCCGTCGAACGCCAACCCGCCCGGAGAGTTCACTCGCAACGTGACAGGCTTTCCCCGGTTCGCGCTCAGGATCTTGGCGATAGATCCTGAATCCATGCCCATATAGTCATCACCGACGACTCCCGTCAGAAATATCTCCACATTCTCGGCAGTTGTGTTCACGATTATGTGAAATGTCTCGTCTTTTAGCGAGTTTTCTAGGTTATTCGGCATGTTTAGATTGATTAAACGACGCATTATTCGACCCCTTTCATGAGTTCTGTAATCAGGTTTTCTGCTCGCTTATCCCAAGACGCAACGACATCTTGCACGTTGGCTTTCAGACTTCCCACCGTGGACACAGCATGTACGTCAAATAACATCTTTTTTGATGCTTCAGCGTGTGAAATAATCAGTGTTCTAGCTGCCGATCCAGTCATCGCTGGCACTGTGTTCTCTGTCCACGTTGCATAAAAATCATCAACGGCTGTCGTGAATTTGTCAGCCTGCATTCCCGCCCGTTGCACGACTCGTGTACGCTCAATCTTAATTGCCTCAGTCACAGAACTGGTGATCATTGCACGCAACAAAGACGATGCGGCATATTCTGTTTCTGGTAACGGGTCTTCTTCAGTCGGTTCTGTTTCAGTTTCTGGTGTTTCCATAATGTCAGGCTCCTCGCCTGCCACCACCCAGTTTGCAGGATGATAAAAGTTGTCGCCACCGTCTTCTTCGTCGGTAATGCGTGCCATGTTCAGCAGGTTTCTAGCTTCGTTGCGTGTCATTACGCCGCATTCAATTTGCCGATAAATGCCGTTGATTTTCTTTTCGAACTCCATTTGAATTTCAGCCTCTCGGTTGAATTCAATGCAGTGTGTATCTTTGATCCGTTCCTTTTCGCTCAGTAATTTGCAGCGTAGTTCTTGTTCCCATTCCTTTAGCCACGGATTCAAACAGCGTGCCAGATAGTTTTGCGATTCGCTTTCCAGACTGTTGTGGCTGGTGCGTGTTGAGTCTCCGAGCATATGCGGAGGCACGCCTGTAATGTTACTGACAGTCTGCCGAACTTCGAATTCACGAGTCTGTAAAAACTGTGCCTGCTCTGGTGCAATTGACAACTGCTGAAACTTGACGCCGTCTTGTAGCAGTGCCACTTTGTGCGCTTGATTCAATCCCGTTTGCATCGAGTTCCACGCCGCCATCGTGTTGCGGATCTTTTCCTCGCTGAAATGTCCTGGCACCATCAGCAGGCCAGACATATTTGCGCCGTTCGAAAACAGGCGACCACCGAATTCCTGTGCGGCCATACCTACGCCCAGTGCGTTTGCCATCAAACTGATAATCGAATAGCCGATCAGTCCGTTGCGGCCGAGACCCTTGATGTGCAGCATGTCTCTTGCTGGAACTCGAACTGCCTTTCCTTCCTCGTACCAGATGTACCACTTCTGCCCATCGTCCATGATTCTAATCATTACGCCAGTCGGATCTATCAAACCTAGTGCAATGGGATTGCCCATCATGTCTCTGGTAATCGGAGCATATCCGTTGCCATGCACTAGCGCATGCGATGTCAGCACTCGTCGGCATTCGTCTGCTCTCCACCACGGTGAGGCCATGTCGCGTAGCAACGGAGCTGCGGGATGCGTGTCGGCGTATTTCTTGCCGCCATCTCGCTGCCGCTTATAAATATCGCACGGCATTCCAGCCACGTCGCCACTGATTAGATTGACTGCTCGCCAAAACGGCGCGTACCCCAGTGCCGATGTTTCGTTAACCTGTACCCCTGAAGTTGTTCGGTGATCGCCGCCGTACATCGTCCGCCAGCCAGCTTCCTTAATGACTTCGTTGCTGACGACTGGCATTGCGTTGACGACAAATTCAGTGACTCCGTAAACCATGATTCACTCCTAGAAAAGCACAACGCCAGAACCAGATTTACTGTAAACACTGACATCAAGTCCATTTCGAATTGCTAACGCAAGTCCCATTGCAGATGCCGTCATGCCGTCTATTTTCTCCGCACTGCTTCCCTTGTCAAATCGCAGGTTTCCATTTGCATCTTCCTTGCCTACAGCATTCGATGCCATCCATCTGAAAACCAAATTTCCGTCATGCCGAAACTTCTTGTTTCCTAGCATCGTGATCCATTGCTTGATGGGTTCATTGTAAGTCGAAAATGTCTGAGGCATAGAGACTATGATTTGATCTGGTAGTCCAAGTTCTTTGAGCCGCTGCGTTACTCCCGTAGCGTTCCACGGATCAAACCCTATCATCCTGAGATCAAATTCTTCAGTGATCTCAGCGATCCTAGATGCAATGTATGCGTTATCGACTTCATTCCCGTCTGTGACTTCAACGTGACCTTTGACAGCAAACGCCCTGACAATTCTTTTATCCTTTTCCGCTCGTTTATCAATGTTGTCTTTTGGTATCCAGAAATACGGGAAGATGGCACATCCTCCATCTTCCTCTGGAAACACTAAACTGAATGCAGTCACGTCCCTTGTTGTGCTCAAATCTAGTCCAGCGTAACATGGGCGACCAGCATAATTTTGTATGTCAATATCTCTCTGGCAAGCATCCCAATCGTGCATTTGAATGATACGAGATTCCTGCTCAGTCCATTGATTTAGATGCAGTCGCCTAAACGTGTTTTCAAATGCTGGTTCCTGCTTCGCTCGATCACATTGCTGTTGCAAATACTCTAATGAAATACCGCATCCGATAGACGGATTAGCTTTGGCCCAGACTTCAGGGTCTTGCCAATCGTCTTCGATTTCTGCCGCATAAAGCACAGGGTAAAAACTATCATCTTCAAGATTGCCATCGATGATCGCTCGGGCTTTCATCCATAGATCCCAGCATAAACTACTTCTGTCGTGTCCTGCTGTTGTAATCCCTATCGTTAATGGTTGTGTTCTAGCACCCGTAGATGTTTCAAGTACGTCCCACAGGTCTCGGTCTTTTTGCGTATGTACTTCGTCAAACAAAATGGCTGAGGCATTAAATCCATGTGCGCCTTCACTGTCTGCTGAAATAACACGGTAAACGCTTTTGGTTTTCAGATCCGCAATTCGCTTGGCGTGCTTTCGTACTAACAACTTCTTTGACATGATTGGATCGGCTTCGACCATGCCTGTAGCAATGTCGTAGATGATCGATGCTTGATCTCGTGAATATGCTGCTCCGTAGACTTCACCAGATTCCTCAGCGTCACACGACAGCATGTATAAACCGAGACCTGCAAGCCAGGTGGATTTTCCGTTCTTGCGGGGAACTGCAATAAACACGGTGCGATATTTACGACGACCGTTTGATACTTGCTTCCAGCCGAAAATGTCCGCTGTGATTTTTTCCTGCCAAGGAAGCAACTTGAACTTCTGGCCAGCCATTCCGCCTTTGAGGTGACGCAGGAACAACGGGAAGAAATCTACTGCGCGCTTGGCTTCCTCTGCGTCATAGTAGAATTTACCATCTGGCGTTTTTTTTGGCTTCATCCAAAATATGCCTGACGTGGATCTTTAGGTGCTGACTCAACAATACTGATTGCTTGAACACCTGCGCGGCTTGATGGAGTCATCCCGAATTCACACTCAATACGCCGACATTCTTCGGACACCTGAATCCATGCCCGATACGACGCGCGAAGTTGGGTAGTTCCAGAATTCGTATCTTCTGTAATGCCATTCGTGGTAATGTCGTCATTGAGGATATCCCATCGAGCCATCGCACAGCAGTATCGTTTGAGAATGTTGCGGTGATCCAGCGACAAGATGCCAAGCATTTTGATCTTAGGGATCAGCCATTTCCAATACGCGCCTGCCGCAGCAGTCATTTTTGGCTGCGGAGGTGCATCGACAGGAGGCTTCGGTTCCAGTGCACGAGTCTTTGGATGAACGTACTTCTCGCTTTTCGATCCGACCAGCTTCAATAAGGCTGTCGGTTGGTTTTGACCACCACGTTTCGCCATTTATGGATTCCCCCTTAGCATTAAGTATGCCAAATAAACACGTTTCATGCAACTTATATCCCATATTCGCTGGAAAAAATACGTTCGGGGCATGCGGGGTTCTCAAAAAGCTGGCGGTCTGGGCATTTTAGGGGGCTTAGG